TTATGTCAAGAGCACTTCTACACATTTCTTGACATCTAAGACCGGTAAATTGGGCTGTAGGTATAATAAGGCAGCCATAGAGATATTAGAGAAAGGGTTTGACTTATCTCGCGACAGTCAAATCAAATATTTCGTGAAGAACGAGAAATATAATGAATTAAAAGCACCGAGAGGAATTATGGGCCGAGACCCAAAATTCAATTTGGTTTTTTCAAAATATATTGAACCCATAGAGAAAGCTTTTTTGAAAGTGCAACAAGTTTGCTCGGCAAAAAATTATGAAGAGAAAGCAGAAATGTTTTCAAAATTTGTGGGTTGGTATGGAGAAAATGACTTTAGTAAATTTGAAGGCAGTCAAAGATCTGCTGTACTTAGGAATATCGAGTACAAATTTTATAGGAAATTTTATCCTAGTGATGACAATTTTACTAAGTTGTTTGCTGCGACTATGTTGAAAAGAGGCCAGACCATCAATGGCATACAATTTGAATTTGAATGGTGTAGGGGAAGTGGTGATCTCACTACGACATTGGGTAATGGGCTTTTAAATTATGTTTCTACGAAATATTTCCTCTTAAAAAACAATTGTGACACTGAAAATTTCCAAATTGCTGGAGATGATGGATTAATGCAGTTGCCTGAGAACAGATATGAATATGTTAACACATATGAACACTTTGGGTTTGATGCCAAATTTTTGGTTAAAGAGCACTATAGTGAAGTTGAGTTCTGTTCAGGTCGTTATATTAAGATCAATGAAACTGATTTTTTGTTTGTTCAGAAATTAGACAAATTATTGACTAATGTGGCATATTGCATTAATAAAGATTTTCACTATTGTTTAGGAGACTATTTGAATAGTCTCGGACTCTTATATAGTACTATATATAAAGGAGTTCCGATCTATGAAGACTTAGGAAATATGCTTTTAAGAAATGGCCTTAAAGGACGTTTTTTAAAAGAAGCTAATTCTCATTTTTCTTTTCAAGATGTCCAAATTGATTTGAAAGATAGATACAGAATTGTGCCTGAGATTGCTTTCGTTGACGTAATGTGTGTTAATGGATATAATTCAGGTGAAATGATATTTCTTAAGAATTATTTGCAAAATTTGCAAATTGATATACCTACAGAACGAAATTTGAGATTTAAGCCGTCTCAATTGGACAAAAAGGTTGTTGATTTGGTCTCTATAGTCTATGACTTAGAGGACGACGTGGTTATACCACAAACTGACAAAAAATTGAATAAGATCTACAATTCAG